TGTAATAAGTAACGAGTCCACGCCCACCAGGTGCTTCAGGTTGGTGAGCATTGTACTGACCGCTACTTCTCTCATGCCGCTTTAAAACTTGGTCCGCTAAAGGATTTCTTGGTTAAGGACTCAGCCTTGAAGGATGGGTTGTCGCGAAGGTACTCTTTGATAAAGCTCTTATCGCCCCAACATCCTGGCTTAAATTGATGCCAACGAAAATAATCGCGGGCAGGGATGGATGCTTTTAATTGTCCAAGCCCTTCCATCTTGGCGGAACCCATCTCGCGGTTCTCTTTGCGACATTGTGCTTCACGCATAGCTAACTGTGATTTTTCCAGGTCTACCTCGTAACGCAAATAACGGTCGAGGTTCTTCATAAATTGCGATCCGTTTCCGTTTTTCCAACTTGGTAAGAATATTTCCGCCATTTTTAGTAAAGGTTAGAGGGAGGTCCGCATCGCGAACCCCCCTCCGTTAAAAACACGATTAATTAAAAAATCCGTGTGCTTTTGGGCTATAGCAGGCAAGGCCAGCTACGAGATCTGCAAAACCTCTGCGACCTCCGCCACGATTCTCAAGCTCAGATGTAGACTCAGCTTTAAGCATGTGGATACCTACATACTCAGGATCGATAAGAAGTCCTGCGTCTGCATCGATAGTAGCACTTCCGGATGTCCTGTTAACGAACACGGATGGCAGTATATTTACAACCCCGTAATCTCCCTCGTATACTGAAACTGTAAGACTGATCTTCTTACTTTCAGCAGGCTGAGTTACAGAGAAGGCTAAGGATGTTGTAGTACCTTCCTGACGAGCGAAGTTTGAGATTTCGCGTTTCAGTCCAGGACCCGCAATCAAGGTGAGTTGTCCACCAGGCATTCCATTGGCTTCGTAAAGCTCTTGGAGTACATTATTGAAAGTAGTCTCAGTCTGAGTTCCGGTTGTGTCGTTAGCGACATTTTGGAATGCAGCAGGGACATCAGCAGGCTGACCACCAACTCCTAACCATTTGAGCATACCGCGAGTTTTGTATGGATTGGTTCCATCGTCAGCATCACGGTCTTGTGCTGAACAAACAGCAGATTCAAGATCTCTTTTAAGTTCGCGAACAGCTTTGCTTTCGGCATTTGCGTACTCGCTTGCAACTCCGGCTGTATCTACGATTTCCTGAAGGTCGGAAACTGCGTAAGTTCTGCGAAGCTTTTGTACAAAGTTTCCAAGCTTAGCGCGGTTAGCGGCTTTGTCATCAAAAGATGATGCGTCTTCGCCCTCAAGTACTCCGGCAAATGAAACCTCTGATAAGTCATCGGTCTGCCATTCAAAGAATGTACCTGTTGCGTTTGCTTTTTTAGCCATTGATACCAATGGGGTTGACTCAGGTTCAAGCAGTGTGACTATGTCGCTGAGGTCCTCCCTGTTTCCGGCTACTGAATAAGTTTTTGTAGATGCCATTTTTTATTAATTCCTTTTAAGTTTTAGATAAGATTGATAGTCCGCCATAGATCCGGATTGTTCGTACTTTTTGTATGCCGCCTCCACAGCCTTCGTCTTCTGTGCTTGTGGAGTCTTTGCCCTTGCCGCTCCTGCCTCCGTGGATGCCACGGGTGCTTTTGGCTTGGGGGCGGGTTTCGCCTGCTCACCTTGGCGTGCCTTTACCGCATTTAATCCCTCCACCATGAGTGCCAGGGCAAAGTTTGAATTTGGTAAATGATCCACCAATGGCTTGTACAACTTGTTGTTCTTCACTTGCATGAAGAGCTTGTAGTCATCACTCTCCGCGTCTCCTAAAAACTCGAAGGTTTGTAGGGCCTGCTGATCAGATGCTTGACGCTCCTTAATCCATGCCTGTCTTGCGGGGGCATCCTTGCGAATTATCTTCTTCGCATTGGATCGTATTCTCCGCAGTTCGGACTTGGTGTAAGTTTTGTCACCATCCTTGAGGACATACTCATTTCCGTCATCGTCATATTGGGCTTCGTTTTCCATCCCATCCTCTGCCCACTCGATAAGAGTGTTTAGATTCTCGACTTCCTTCATGAGTGCCTGCTCATCAACCACATTGTGAAGAGCGTTGTCTTTGAGGAACACAGGAGTGTCAGTCTCTTGCGTTTGCTGTGCCTGCTCGGCTTGCGCTTGCAGTTCAGCGTTTTCAGCAAGGAGTGCTTTCTTCTGAGCGGTAAGTCTGCCAAACCGTTTAACCGCAGATGCGTTCAGCGATTTCGCGAGTTCGCGACTTTCCTCTTCGGACAAGTTGTCCAGGTCGATACCATACTTTGAAAGAACATTTTCCGAAGATTGTGGGGACGGCATATTGTCATCCGTTTCTTCGGCGGTAATTTCCTCGGCGACTTCCGTAGGCTCCGCAGATTCTTCAGCGGGTTCGTCCATCTCCTCGGTGGTAGCTTCAGGTTCCGCATCGTTAGCTTGTTTTCTTTGAAGCAATTGCTCCGCAAATTCGGCCATCGAGACATTACCGTCTGCCTTCGTTTCTGTTTCCACGGAATTTTCAGAGGACTCCGAGACAACCTCTTCGGTTAATGTTTCCATAATAATCAAGGCAGTAGCCTAGTGTAGCAAAATGTAGTCTATTGTCTTGACAATGGCAATAAAAAACCCCCTGCGCCACCCCTGGCGCAGAGGGTAACTCACGATTGGGAACGAGCTAAAGTTTGTTAAAGATATCTAGTTCCTCGTCTATCGCTTCGAGTTTTCCTGTGATGTAAAAGTGTCTGTTTGTGTCTCCAATGCTCTCAGGAGCCTGCAACGCCCGGATAGTTTCTTCACGCATACTTTCACGCATTTCAATATATCGCTTGAAGTGAGGGTCGTTTTTGAGAGCGGACAGCGCTCTAATTGCATCTTCATGATTAATTTCGTGATTCGTTTTGCTCATTTAAAATTGTCGTAAATAATATTTAGGATGGCAAACATGGTGTCCAGGATCACATCTCGTTCGATGAAGAACATCGCGAGCAGTACAATCCAATAGATCTCCTTCTGCAAATGAGACATCTTCTCATCTCTTTTTACCTTTGTGCAGTCCGTGCTTTGCGTATTGCTTCCCTTTGCTAGTCGCAGCTTTTTTCTTTCTGTTTGCCGCCGCAAGTTTTGCCCTACCCGCCTTTGTGCTTTTGAGCTTCTTTATTGTTTTGGCGGGTGCATAGACTTCGCCTGTCTCGGACGACTTCTTGCCTGACGCGGTTCGCCACTTTTGCTTGGTCCATCGATTAAGAGACTTCTGTGACTTTCTAAGTGGCATTAGCGGTAGCCTCCGCCTTTTGACTTATACTCCTTTGCAAGCATCTGTGCTTTGCGTGCTGACCATTGGCCTGCTCTACCGCCCTTCGATCCACGCTTGATCTTCTCAAATAACCTCTTACGCATCGTGGGCTTTGTGTAGTTGCCCGCCTCATTTACACGAGACTTGGTCTTTTTCTTTGCTACCATTTCTTACAAGACCAATATCCGGCGGTTAATTTAGACTTCTTTTCATCGCACTTATGTCTTGCTCGGAAGGATTTACGCCGTGCGGGTATATTCTTTTTGATAGACATGTTAGGGTCACCGAATCGGACAAGGCGAACCTTATCGCCCTCTTTAGCAAGAACAGCAAACTTCTTGGACTTACCGGGTGTTCGCTTAGGAGAATTATACTTAGAGAATTTCTCGCCACGATATGTGATCATCTTTTCCTAGCTTTCTTCTTCGCAGAATCTGAAAGATCCTTGAAGTGAAACAAGGGCTTGCTCGTTTTACCGTGCGTCTTTCCTGTATGCAGTTTCCCATTTGGCATCTTATGAAATGATTTATCCCATGTGGTACCATCGCGCAGATAATGCTTTACTCCTTTAGCCATTATCTTTTTTTACGCTTAACCTTTTTCTTGGTTGGGCTTTTTTTCTTCATCATCTTTTTTCCGTACATGTATCCTGGCATAATATATGTCCCTTTCTATGCCGCTTCTGTTTGAGCGGTTTGTCCGAATTGCGTGGGAGCCGCACCGAGTCTGCCAATTTCAGCGTTAGCTTTTTGCTGAATCTGCATCTGACGCTGTTGCATATAATTCTGTATACGCTCCTGCAAGGCCGGATCTTGTTGTGCCTTCTGTTGAATATCAGGCTGTGATAACCATTGTTGAAATACTTGCATCTTCATCTCATGTGCATCCTGCGGACGAACATTGGGCGGTACTCCTGCCACTAACTCTGCAATTGTCTGCCTCTCCTCATCCACCGCTTTCTGAGATGCTGTCTCCTTTGGAATTATGATCTTTTCAGATGCACCAGGCATGATCTGCCCAACTGCGATCTGAAGCATCTTCTCGGTATCAAGAGTGCCTGATCTATCGAGTGCAGGGGCAATCTCGGCAACCGCTTTTACGCGCTCAAGCATTTGTGCGGGATCTTGGGTTGCCACATCAAACTGCAAGTAAAAGTCGAATCTTTCGCCTGCTTTGCCCTTATTAAATTTCTGTATGTCCTGCATTCCGGTAACTCGGAAAAACTCTGCATCGGGTCCATACTGCTGATACAGCGTCCATACTTGGTCGATCACATACTTAAGGTGGTTAAATACCTTATTGATCATGGCCTGCTGTTTGTTCTGCCCTTCCACGGGGTCTACGCCTGGAGCGTTATTGCCCATATAGCGGTCGAATAATTCCTGTATG